GTCCGGGTATTCCGTCACGCAGCCGTCCACGGAATCCGACGGCGGCGCAAACTGATTAGAGTAAATGGCAGGCAGCGCAAAGGCGGTTTCAAGGTTCCCGCCCATGCTCAGCACCACCACCTGTTCATCCGTCGATGGACACCACCAGGTGCGGCCGCCTCCGGCGCGCAGTGTCAGCCAGTTAATCCAGTTGGTTTCAAGCTCCCCCACCTTTACCCGGCACAGCCAGTTCTCCCGGTCCACTTCGGTCACGGTTCCGGTGCGGATCAGATTGGTGATAAGGCGCATGATTTCTGTTAGTTGTGCATTCATAAAAGAAATAATGCACTACATTTGTAGTTAATTTGATCTTGTTCGGTTGTATAAGCAAGGATACAAAGAGGTTTGAAGAAAATTGAAAAAACTCGCAGCACTTATTCACTGCGAGGTTCTAGGAAGTCGGTCAATAATCTAAAAAGGTCATTTCATATTAACAATATCGCAGAATACATCCTGCATTAAGCTTGCGATATCTAAAAGCATCTTCTCTTGAGTTGAATCATTGATCTCTAATGACTTTATAACAAAAGAAATTCGTTCTGCAGCAGGTAAATAATGAGATGGCTCTGTTGTTTCGATTGCGGAAAAAAATATAGCTATCCCAGCTATCATAAACGCTAACGTAACACCTTCACCACGACATATGATTGAGGCAATTCTAACCCCCCACATATCCGCCTCTTTCTCTACTTCAGAAGCAACTAAATCTTGGCGCTGATGGTTCATCATGGCATGAGAATACTCGTGTGCAGCTATGAAAATCTCACACCCTAACACCATATCCAGTATGAGTTTTTGCCCCACAGGTCCAAAGTTCATTAATGATGTGTATGCAAGCTGGCCGCGTACATTGTAATCTTTGAAGAAATTCCGCCACTCGTTTAAATCAGTCTTACTTTGTAATAACTCTGTTCTATTTTGATCATCGTTTACATATCTCTCCCATTCAGCTCTCCACTCTTTTTCATTTTCCCCTTGCAAAAGAGTTCGTGGATAACTACTTACAAATAAACTAATTACTCCATGAACAAACTGAAATATTCCCGATTCAAAAATAATAAAAACTTTTGATTTCCCGTCTGAACACTTAACCGGAGCAGCCAGCGCACTAACTTTACCAGTTGGGGCACAACAAAATCCGCCATAGTTTTGGTGATCAAAGGGGAATATTTTCGCGACTAACTCCACCTTACTCATTAGATGAGATGCAATACTATAACTTAATCGGTCATCGTAAATTGTTGGAAGAGTCATTACACCCTGGACATTGTCAACCATCTCCTTCATATAATCAGAAGGGATATTATCCATTTTACGGCAAACATTGAGAAAACCTTCATCACTATTTAGTGATTGAGCTAACTGATCCTCTTTGTAAACTTGAGCAGTTAAATTGCTTCCTATTAATTTACTTTCAATATATTCTTCAAGTTGTTTATAATCACTATTATCTTCAGACATTACCTTAATCATGTCGCATCTCTTCACTTGGTTTGATTTATTATCAGCATAATAATATCCGAATCAAAAAACAAACCTAAAACAACCCTCCTTACACAAAAAAAATCTCGACCAAAGTTAAATTCTCATTATTTATGCATTAATCCAGACATGCTTAACCACAAAAAAACTCAAGTAGATTTTCAATTATCTTATCCTGTATGTTCATATTAAACCCTAACAATCGACGTTCAGAATACTTCACTTCTCCTCCCTTTTGACTGACTCGATCACGCAGCCCATAATGATGCACCCGCGCAATCCGCTGAACCGTTCTCTCAAACTGCACGCTGGCTGAATCCGCGCTGGCTGCAGTTTTCAGGTATTTGGCCGTGCGAAGTTTAGAAAACATCTGCCGCTTAATGCGTCCATTTTTATTCCGCGCAGTGCCCTTTCGCGGCTCGTACCCGCTGCCATCAGGGTTACGCTGCAGCCTGATATTCTGCTGCTGATTGCGGCGAAGCTCCTGCGCCAGCTGACGCATCATACGGCTGCGCGCGGCAGGCTCCAGATTCGCCAGCAATGCCGCCAGCCAGTCATCTACCCTCTGCAGATCACCCATGCTTCACCGTCCACCTTTCTTCCGGTACGTCCGGTTCCGACACAGCCTCAACGCTCGATACGCCCCCGTCAGTGCTGACCAGCACGCGCTCCGTCAGCTGCAGGTTCAGGCTGATATCGCACACATCATTGCGCAGAATGTCCACGTCAAAGGTGAACAGCTTTTCGCGCAGTTCAGGGTTATTGATGGCATCCGGCTGATTGTCCGTGAGCCAGAGCAGAACGGGAGCCATCAGCAGATTCTGGTCCCCGCTGAAATCCTCGATCACCACGTTCAGGGTGTAACGGTACTCCCATGACATGGAGCTGGCCCCGGTTGCGACCAGTGAGCCGTTATCCACAAATAGGTGCAGTTTGTCCGGATTATTGCGGACATAGGGCACAGCCTCATTCAGGGCGCTGCGTAAAGACTGCGGCTTGTTCACTGTCTCGCTCCTGACACGCAATTATCGTGTCCACTTTGTCAGCACACGCCGCCCAGGCGGCCTCCGTTTCATCCAGCACCGCATTCAGATCGCCGTTACTGCGCGGCGCTGACCTTTCCAGGCGGCACTGCGTCACTCTGGGACAGCCACTCACGGTAAGCTGCACCTCCGGCGAGGGCCGGACGCTCCCGCAGCCGGATAACGTCAGCAGGCAAAGGAGTGTCAGCCCAGCGGCGTAAATCCTCATTTTCACGTTTCAGTTCCTCTATCCGGTGTTGACGGTTGCGCAGCAGCGCGGAGGTCTGCTCCGCCGCCGCATAGAGCCGCGCCTGCTCCCGGCTATTGGTTTCAGTCAGAATGGAAAGGCCGATCAGCTGGCTATTTTTCTTCGTCAGTTCCTGCGCTTTGCTTTTCAGCGCCGCGCCCTGCGTCTCGATGGTGTGCCTGGCAGTGATAAGCCGCCACGACTGCCAGCCCAGCGCCGAGAGCATCAGCGCCAGAACCACCACTAATGCACGCCTCATAGCCCAGCACCTTTAAGGCACCAGGCCAGCTCCCGCGCGCGGCGGTTCTCCAGCCCTTTATTTTTCTGACCGTTGACGTAAACCCAGCGCGGCAGCTCGTTGCATGCCTGCCACCACTGCTGGCGGTTGATGTAGGACACCATGGTGGACCGGCATATTGCGCCGGTGCCCACGTTAAAGCCGATGCTTACCAGCGCATCGTAAACATGCTGCGGGGGCCTGACCTTCAGGCAGGCATCCAGCCTTTTTTCCGTCAGCAACACATTGCTGATTAACCCCTGCGCCGCCTGCCGTTCCGTGATGGTCTTGCCGGGCACCACGCCTGACGTATTGCCGATCCCGTCAGTCCAGACACCCGCGCTGCACTGATAAGGCTGCAGGCGGCACCCCTCGAAGTCGGCTAACAGCTTCAGCCCCTCCACGGAGGTATTCAGCGACTGGAAACCCGGCAGCGTGGCGGCGATAGCCAGCACCACCCCGACAAGGCAGCGCTTAACGATTGAAGGATTCATATTCCCCCCGCGAAATTTTCCCGTCGCGCAGCAGCTGGTAGGTCTTGTGCTTGTAATACCAGTTGATAGCCAGCATCAGCACACCAATCAGCACGCCGCCAACCGTTGAAGCATCCTTAGGCGACAGATCGCCTAGCCATGCCAGCAAAACAGCGATGCAGTACGTGATAAAGGCGCTGATTCGTTCAAGCGTCATAATTCAGTCCCATAGCTGGACGGTCTGCGCTGTGGTTGTCGCCGGAATATCCGGCAGCTCCACCTGCAGCCCGTGCGGTAAAAAAGGGCCATACTCAGCCAGCCCCGGATTTGCCTGCAGAACCTGCTCGGTGGCACCCTGCGTGCGCCCGTAATGACGCCAGCAAAGCGCGTCCACCGTGTCATACTGGTGCGCACGCACTTTCATCAGATAAGCTCCACCGTGCAGTGCGGTGCATCCTGCACCCGGCTGATAGCCCAGCGGGCATCACGCCACAGATCGCCGCTGGCCTCCGCCAGCTCCTCCCCTCGCTTTACCCCGGACGCCGTGGCGTCATAATCCTGGTAACGCTCATTGAGCACGGCGCGCGCCCAGCAATACACGGCGTTAAGGTAGTGCTGGATGCGCTCGCTTTTGCCGTCCAGCATTTCCGCCGGCACGTCAGCCAGATCCCGGTAGCCCAGCATCTGCTGGCGGTTGCGGAAGTCGTACAGCTCAGCGTTAACTTCGGAAATGGCTGTCAGCGCAACCTGCCTGAGACGGGGCTGCGTCACCGTGCCGTCAGTGCGCATCACACTGCGAAATTTCGACAGGTCCACATCAGGCCAGAACGACGTATTTTTAATAACGTCCGCCTGTTCCGGTGCCTGTTCTGGCGCAATAAACTGCATGCGGCTTTCTCCTGAAATAGTGGGCGGTGGACGGGGTTTTGATGTGGCAATGCCTTTCGCCACCCCGTGCCGCCCGTGCGCGGGGCACGTTCTTTAGCGGCTGTCACTGCGCAATCTGCGCTCCAGCTGCTGCTTTTCTTTTTTAACGCCACAGCGGGGATCGAGCTGCAGCGCATGGGTAAGGTGATTCAGGGCAGATGCCGGGTTGCTTTCGCTCAGTACAGC